TGCATAACAACCAACAACACGCCCTAAAATTTCGACGTTTAACTCTTCCTCGATAATTATTGGCTCGTAGTCCTTATTATCACTTATTAACGCTAATGTAGGACGTTTTTTTATTCTTTTTATAAATATTTCGTTTTCATATTTGCAAACATAAATAGCGCCCTCTATTTGGTTTATATCATCGCAAAAAACAACCAAGTCGCTTTCTTTAATAGTCGGCTCCATTGAGTTACCAAAACAAGGGACAATGCCTAATTTTGCATGAGGGCTTACATTAAACATAATCTTTAAATCATTTGGGTTAAACGGCAATAGTTCAGGCTCGCCAAAATCGTCGTTTTCAGCACCACGACCCGCAGAAACCACCCCATCTTTATAAAAAGGGATATACACAGTTTTGGCACTGTTAGAAGAGATATTGTCTGCATATTTATGGGCTTCTATTGGTTTTTCTATGGCGTCGTCTAACCAATAAGCGATCGGATAGCCTGAAAATTTAGCCAGTGGCAATAAATGTTTTTTTGTCCTCTTTTCTCCAGCTAACCACTGGCTAACTAAAGGCTGTGAAATGCCTAAAATATCGGCAAATTGTATAGTATTTATACCTTTTTCTTTTAGTAAATCTGACAATTTATCTTTAAATTCTTTCATTTTCTACCCCTTCGAAAGATATAACTTTACGTAATATTTTATAACTAAAATCATTAAAAATCAAATAACCTTAAGTTATATTTTATATAACAGATAGTAATATAAGGTTATGAAACAGACAGAATATAGAAAAAAGATTAGAAAATGGCTTGGTAAATTTTACAAGTCGGCTGGGACTTGCAATACATACGCGTGTGGATCAAACAACAAAAAGCCTAATGGGGATGTGAGATACGCAGCTTTGCAAGAGTTGGGACATCCCTTTTACGCTTGGGGCGACAAGCTAAATGCATACATTTTAGAGGCAGAAAAGCAGGAGAAGAATAAAAATGGTAGCGAATAACAGCCTAGAGGCATACAAAAAAATAAAGCCTGAACTAAGCGGCAAACGTAGAGCCGTTTATGAAATGTTTTGTGAGCATAAAGAGGGTGCGACAAGGCAAGAAATTTCACGCTGGTATAACGTAGCAATAAATAGCGTTTGCGGACGTGTTAATGAGTTAGTTGAGCGTGGCTATCTGATAGAGATCGGATCAAAAAAAGATGTGATAAGTGGGTGTAGCACGTCAATACTCAAACCTACTGAAAGGATAGCGTAATGAGCAATCAAATGTTTTTTATACTTGTTATTTGTGCGCTACTGGTGCTAGACGCATTTATCGAAACGTGGAGGGGGTTTAAATGAGTGATACAAAAATAAAAGATATGTTTTTTACTATCCCCTTAAAATGGGTTTTAGATAACGACTTTAAAGGTGGGGAGTTTAGACTACTCCTTTATCTTTTTTCTATTGCAGATAATGAGGGTGGAATTAACAAAACCATAGGGATGCTCGCTAGCGCAATACAAGAAAAAGAGAGCGTTATTTCAAAATATTTAAAACGATTATCGGAGCTTAACTATATTTTGGTTACCCCTGAAAGAACAAACTCGTACGACCTTTACAGAAAAATTAAAATTTTAAAACTTTTTGAGGATTAAAAATGAGTAAAACATATTATTGGCTAAAGCTAAAAAAAGATTTTTTCAAAGATCCAAGAGTTAAAAAATTAAGACGCATAGCAGGTGGTGACACCTACACTTGCATATACTTACAACTACTACTTTTAAGCCTAGAAACGGACGGCATATTAGTTTATGAGGGTATAGAGCCAACATTTGCAGGAGAGCTAAGCTTAATCACGGACGAGGACGAAACAAATATTCAAGTGACCCTTAGTTATTTATTAAGTCAGGGCTTAATGGTGCAAAAGGACAATAATTTTACTCTAACCCAAACACTAGAGCTAACTGGCAAAGCAGATGATAGCAAAGATCGTGTTAGACGCTTTAGGGAACGCCAAAAACAAGAGCAAATAGAGGCGAAACAAGTACAACCAAGTAACGATAATGTCACAGATGTAACGTTACACGATGTTACATGTAACAATGTAACAGCCCTAGAGAAAGAGTTAGAGTTAGAGAAAGAGTTAGAGATAGAGACAGAAGAAGCTAACGCTTCTACGTGCGTGCGTGCGTGCGAGGACGAGAAAAAACCAGCGAAACGATTTCAAAAACCAACGCTAGATGAACTAATTGCCTACAAGCAAAAAGCAAATTTAGCCCTAGTCGATTGTGAAGCCTTTTATGACTTCTACGAAAGTAAAGGCTGGGTAATTGGCAAAAATCCGATGAAAGACTGGCAAGCCGCTATGAGAAATTGGGATCGCACAGAAAGAGAGCGAGGGGGCAAGTGTAAAAATAATAGCCCAAGCCTAAGCGTAGAGGACGTAAGACGCTTTGGTGGTGACGTGAGCTACTACATCGAAAGCACAAGAGAAACAAACGCCATAGCAAATCAAAACGTGGCATATATCGAAAACAAGGAGCCGTTTTAATGAACCGCATACAAACGATAAAAGAAGCGCTTGGGGTAAATGAAACACAAGCACTAATCACAGCAGAGCTTTTAAAGCCGCTAAAAGATGAGGATATTATCCCATTTTTTGCGTATAGGACAAATTTTATCCAACCGAAGCAGTCGAGTGAGCTAATCACAAAAAACGCCGTGGCAGCTTTTAGAAAACAAAAGGCGCTAGAGGCGATCAGAGATGGCAAATTTAGCTTTAAGAGTGTTGAGCAGTTGGTCGAGTTTGTAAAAACCTTTTTTCGCAATGAGAGGCTTTGTTATGGCACAACCTACAAAGATTTTGTGATCATCGGCGTTGATGAATATGGCAACCTAATCAACCACTACCACATTAACCAAGTAGGCAAACCAGTACAGCTAAGTAGTGATGACGAGGCGGAGGTTTATGCGTGGCTCTTTAAAAATCAAAAGCGCATCGGTGTGATTAAATACATAAGCGAAAGAGAAATAAAAGAAAAAGAGAAAGAGCAGGCAAAAATAGAGGCGGCAAATAATGCAAATTTGCTCCCAGCTGACCCAGACGCGCCGATAAAAATGAGCGATGAGGCAAGAGCAAGGCTAAGGCTTGGGCTATCCACCATTGCGGTAAATATCGCAAAGAGAGCGTGAAATGAAAGCCGTATATATCACGATAACCGAAAGCGGAGCTAGCATAATCGCAAAGGTAGCAGACGAAAACAAAAAGATACTTGATAATTTTGAGATAAGCCGTAAAGACGCAAGCGGTGTGCTTGAAGTAATGAGAAAGTGGAACGAGAAACATAAGGACGAAAAGGAGGCCCGCCTTGATATATAACTCTGCCCCTTTGCCTTTTCAAGGGCAAAAAAGAAACTTTATTAAGCATTTTAGGGAGCTAATAAAAGATGAGTTTAGAGCGCACCGAAATGGAATTTTTATTGACGCTTTTGGTGGCTCTGGACTACTTAGCCATAATATAAAGCAAATTTACCCTAACGCAAGGGTAATTTACAATGACTACGATAATTACAGCGAAAGGCTGGCAAACATAGAGGCAACAAACGAGATTTTACGATCGATAGCACCTATCACAGAAAAATATAAAAAAAATGAAAAAATAAGTGAAGAGGATAGAGAAAAAATTATAAAAATCATAGATGAGTATATAAAAAGAGGATATTTCATCGACTGGCTAACACTTAGCTCAAGGCTTCTTTTTGGAGGTAAATACTGCCACAATGAGTCTGAGCTTAAAAAAGAAAAGACGTTTTTTATAACCAGCCAAAATGCGCCTTTATATCAAACAAATGGTTATTTAAAAGGTGTTGAGATAATCCACAAAGATGCGATGGAGTTAATAAAAGAATTTGAAAATGAAGATGTTGTATTGATTTTAGATCCGCCATATTTACAAACGAACAAAGCAGGCTATAAATGCTTTTGGGGCTTAAGAGATTTTTTAAAGTTAATTAGGCTAGTGCGAGAACCTTTTGTATTTTTCTCGAGTGAAAATAGTGACATCTTGCCATACATAGACGACCGTGTAGAGTGTGGCGATGAAGTTTTTAAAGGATACAGCCTAAAACAAGCAATTTTAGCTAATGGACAAGCGAAGACTGATTATATGATTTACAAAAGCGGAGCAAGGGGGCTATTTTGAGACTAATACGAAGTGAAAATAAAGCCTACCAACTAAGGCTACTTGAAGCATACCCCCTTTGTCAAATATGCGAGGAGCAACAAAGCATAGAGTGCCACCACGTACGCTATGGCAGATTTGGGGCAGATAAGGACGATAGCAAGCAAATAGCCGTTTGTAGAGAGTGTCATCAATGGTGTCACGCGCACAAACACGAAAGCATAGAAAAATACGAGGAGGTAGCAGATGAGAATTGGCAACGTTTCGGCGATTGTTAAAAGCAAATATCGCAACAGAAGGACCAAGGGCTTTGATAGCGCTAAGGAGTGGCGTAGAAACCAAGAACTAGAAGCCTTACAACGTGCTGGAGAGATAAGCGAGTTAAACCGCCAAGTGCCTTTTACACTTATGCCAAGCTACACAATATCAGATGAAACAACCAAGCAAGGCTTTAGAACGATACGTGAGATCAGATATATAGCAGATTTTACCTATCGCCTTAAAAATGGCACACGCATCATTGAGGACGTAAAGGGAATTCAAACGGAAGTTTTTAAAATCAAACGAAAACTGCTAGAGAGAAAAATAGCCCTTGGAGCAATAGAGGGCGAGTTTAGGATTTATTAATGGCGAAGATAACAGAGGCAATAAAAGAGAAAATTTTGGCTGACTTTCATACGGGCAAATTTTCACAAAGAGAGCTAGCAAAAAAACATAGTGTATCAAATGGCACTGTGGCTAATTTACTCAAAGGGTTAACGCCAAAAAATGAGCATTTAGTTGAAGCTCAAATAACGCTATTGTCGGCACAAACTCAAAAATCAGAAATAGAAATGAGCAGTATTTTGAGCACTGCCAAAGATGAGGCATATAACCGCGGATTAATATTTAATGCTACGCAAAAAAATCTTAATCGAGTGATGGACATGCTAGATAAAAATACTAAATTTGAAAAAGTTGGTGTGGGCGATGGAGTACAAAATTTTGAACCAGTGGAGCTTAATGCAAACGACTATAAAACACTACAAGATATGATTGATAAGGCTAGTTTAACGCTTGGGGTTAATCAAAGAGTTGCTGCAACACAGATTAATAATGCAAACGTACAAAGCGAGCAAAAGATCATAATTGAGCGAAAGGAGCTAAAGGGTGAATAAAATCACTTGGGCAGATATTGTCTTTTGTGTAGTTGTAAGCATTGCTATTGCAAGCGTGATCTGCGTTTGGCTCTTTATCGAGGCGATATTTGAAAAGGTAGCAGGGTGAGCGATATAAATCTAAGTCTAACCTATACGCCGTGGCAAAAAGAAGTATTTTTTGAGAATACTGCACGCTTCACTACAATAGAGAAAGGGCGCCGTGTAGGATTTACCAAGGGCATCGCAAACGCTACGATTGAGTGGCTACTAGAAGGCAAAAAAGTGCTTTGGGTAGATACTATCACGTCAAACCTACAAAGATATTATGAACGCTATTTTTTGCCTGAATTAAAAGCTCTACCAAAAGAGCTATATAAATTTCACGCACAAGATAAAAAGCTAAGCATCGGTGAGGGCTACCTTGATATGAGAAGTGCGGAACGCCCAGAAAACATTGAGGGCTTTGGCTACGATATAGTGATCCTAAACGAAGCTGGCATAATCCTAAAGGACGCCTATCTTTGGGATAACGCCATAAGAGCAATGCTGCTAGATAACCCAAAATCAAGAGCATTTATAGGCGGCGTGCCAAAAGGTAAAAACCGCTTTTATGATCTTGCAAAGCGTGGGATGAGCGGAGATAAAGACTGGAAAAACTATCAAATATCAAGCTTCAACAATCCACTACTCAAAAAAGAGCAGATAGACGAAATGGTGGCAGAGCTTGGCGGCATAGATAGCGACGTAGTGCGACAAGAGATATACGGCGAGTTTTTAGATACTACCTCAAACGTGCTATTTAACCTTGCCCTAATTGAAAACGCATTTAGTACGCAGATGTCAAACGAAAAAGCTAGCATTATTTGGGGGTTAGATGTGGCACGTGAGGGTGACGATGAAAGCGTGCTTTGTATTAGGCAAGGTTACGGCGTCACAAACTTTTATACTTTTCGGCTTGATAGTGTGACAGCTTTAGCGAGGGAGATTTTTGGCATATATGAGAGAAGTGAGGATAAGCCAGACGCTATTTTTATCGATAGCGTTGGCGTTGGTGCTGGCGTGTTTGATACTCTAGTGGATTTTGGCTTGCGTGGTATAGCGAGAGAGGCAAAATTTTCATACAAAGCTACAAACGAGAAGCTTTATGCCAACAAGAGAGCAGAGGCTTATTTCACACTCAAAGAGAAATTTAGGTTACTTAGTATTGTGCCAAACGACAAGCTAAAAAAACAGCTTAGTACTATTAGCTTTTATTACGACAAGAAAGAGCGCTATTTACTCTTGCCAAAAGAGAATATCAAAAAAGAGTTTGGCTTTAGCCCTGACCTCGCCGATGCGTTGGCTTTGACGTTTTTTGATCCATTGCCAGCAAAAATGAACACGATCAACTACGATGACGGAGGCGCATGGTGAAAGAGTGCCAAAATTGGGTAGATTTGGCAAAACAAATCGAGTATATTTTTGAGCGTATTGATGTGGAGCTGGTCAGAAAGGTGGCAACGCTTGATGATGAGGGTTTGCGTCTTTGTTTTTGTGTGATGATTTGCGAGTGGCTTAAGGGGGCAAAATTTATCCCCACAAAACAAGCAAGGGTGAAACTTGCAACGGCTCTAAAACAAAAAGGGCTTAGCAAAAAAAGAGTGGCAGAGCTAGCGAACGTCAGCACAAGAACAATTTACAGATTAGGACACGAAAATGACGAACGATGAAAGAATAAGCTACCTTGAGGAGTTGGTGCAAACAGCATATAACGGCTATGCAGAGTACAAACCTTTTTTTGACAAACTAAATGATGCGTATTTGCTCTTGCTGGAAAGTGAGCAGTATCATAGCCTCAAAGAGAGAAACAAAAGCAAAAACTACATACCAAAACTAAATTCAAAAGCTAAACGGATCTACGATGGTCTGACTGAAACTTACTTTAACAATGACACATTTGCCAAGCTAGAGCCATATATAAACTCAACGCATGATGTGATCGACAAGTGGCAAGAGGCACTAAATTTCTATTGCGACAAGATAAATTTATACAAAGTTTTTGCACCGATTTTTTTAAAGTCTGCCTTTTCGGCAAGCTCGGTGGTAAAAGTATTTTGGGCAAAAGATGAGGCAAAGATAGAGGAAGTGGATATAAATGACATCTATTTTGACCCTGATGCCAAAAATACAGACGACATCCGCTATATCGTGCACAGAATTTACCTCACTACAAACGACATAAAGAAGCTAGTCAAGAATAAAACTTTTAAGCAAATCGATCTAAGCGAGAACAGACCTTATGAGAGAATTTGCCTAAATGAAATTTATGAGCTAGACGATGATAAATGGAGCGTTAGTACGCTTTACAATAGCGAGTTGCTAAGAGACAAAGTAGAGTTAAAAGACGGACAGCCTTTTGTTTTTGGCTATATGCTACCACAAACAAGAAGAAATATAGATCAAACTTTTGTTTGTGCTTATGGAGAGCCTGCGCTTGCTTCACTTTTGCCGTTGCAGGACGAGTTAAACGCTATCAGAAACTCAATCACAGACGTGACAAGAAACCAAGCAATGCCAAAAATCATTTTTAATCGTAGCGCTAGCATATCAAGAGCTGATTTAGAACGCCCAAGTGGTGCAATTTTCACCGATAGCCCAGCCGACATCAAGATTGTGCCACCTGGCGACATCAACGCTTCAATGGCAACAATACAAGTTATCGAGCAAGAGATGAGCGAGGTAAGCGGAGTAAGCCCTCAACAAAACGGAGCACCTACAACTAGGCAAGAGACAGCAACAATGGCGTCAATTATGGCAAATGAGGGAAGCGTAAGGCTTCAAGGTTATATAAGAACTTACAATGAGACCTTTTTTGAGCCTATATTTGAACGCCTTGCATTTTTAGTTTGGAAATACGGCGACCCATTGTTTTTTGCTGGGTTTAACCGCGGAGAGGTACCAAGTTTTAATATCAATCTAAACACTGGTATAGGAGCGCTAAACAAAGAGGTGCAAAAGAAAAGCCTAATGGATGCTAGCCAAGTAATAGCAGCTCAATTTGGTATGTGCTTGCAACTTCAAGACGGCGAGGGTGCAAATAGAATGAAAGAAGCAAACGAGAAAATCCTACTCGAGCTTCTACCGCTATATGGGATAAAAGACCCAGAGAATTTTATCGGAAAGGAGAGTGAGCTTGCTAAACAACTTAAGCCACAGGCTATTTTGCCAAGCGTGGCAGAGCCTATCGCAGAAGCAGGAGCTTTACCAGCTGACGCAATGCCAAGCGTTTAGGGATTTTTTAGAATATCTATTAGGGCTTTATGCGGCAAGTGTTACCGCTAGCCAAAACGAAAAGAATAGCGATGAAATGAGGTTAAGGGCGATTGAGAACATTAAAACTCTCGAAAGCCTTTTAAGTTTTTTTGAAAATTACAAAGAGGAGTAATAAATGACAGAGCAAGAAGCACTAAACGAGCTAACAGCCATAGTAAATGGAAACGAGCAGGCAGAGCCTGAAACAAACGAAGTGGTAGAACAGCCAGCAGAGGAAGCAAAGACTGAGCCAACAGCAGTGTCAGATGAGCCAAAGAAAGAGGAGCTAAATATAGACGCTATTAAGCAAGCACTAACTGAGGCGCTAGCAGCAAAAGAGCAATCAGCACAAGGGGCAAAACCACAACTTGAACCTGAAAAACAAGCTTTACTTGATAGTCTAGGGCTTGGAAATCTTGACGCCTTAAAAGCTCAAATGGATCAAATCTCACAAGCGCAAGCAGCGCAAGCGGAGGAAGCTAGACGTCAAGCAGTCTTTGATAAAAATCTAGCAGAGTTCAAAAAAGACTATCCAACAATACGTCCTGATGATCTAGCAGAGTTTGCTAAAGCTCACGGCATGAGTGATCTACTAGGCGAAAATTATGTGGGTTGGAAAGCAGTCGCAATGGGAATGATAAACGTGGCAAAAAGCAAGGAAAAGCCAGACGAAATTTTAAGCGGCTCAAATGCAAGCAGTGAGCTATCGGCGTTTGATAGAGCCAAAAAAGGCGAGAATGTTAGCGACGTGGAATATGGCGCAGAGCTTTTGAAATTAGCAGGATTATAAGAGGAGTGAAAAATGGCAGGATTTTTTGACTGGGGTGGAAGCAATATAGCACAAGGGGCTGGCAAAAATGGCGGTGGCTTTTTAAGTTGGCTTGGTGGTGGCGACGCAGGCGGCACGCCTAACTGGCTTACAGCTCTAGGAACTGGTGGCGCATTATGGAGTGCTTATAATCAAAGCAAAATGGCAAAAAAAGCATTTAATCTAAATAAAGATGCTTACGATTTTAACAAAATGCTTTCACAAAGACAGCTACAAAGAGAAAATCAAGCAAACCAAAATTTAGTCAATGCTTGGAACGCATCAAACTTTCACAAACAACAAGAGGACGAGGCTTACTAATCTAAGCCTCACAAAAAGGAGCGAAAATGCCGTATTTTAACCCAAACAAAGTAGATTTTAACTACAACACCAATACAATAGACGCAGTGGGCGCAACTGGTAGAGCATTATGGGACATTTACCAAGACAGCGTAAGGAACAACTTCACAAAACAAAGGCTAGCAGAGGAGAATAGATCAAATTTAGCAAACGAGCAAAATAATATAGATAGGCTAAACGAAAACATACGTCACAATATGTCAACCGAAACTGAAACAGCGAATAACAATGCCATAAATCAAGGGTTTAAGCGTGACGAGCTTGGGATAAAAGGGCAAGAGCTAAACCTAAAAGCAAACAAATATCAAAATGACGCCTACCACAATCAATTAATGGCGAATATTGGTATGCTAAACGCAAAAACAAACGCAAATAGGCTTAATTTTGACGTGCAAAGATACAATAATGGGTTAAATAGTGATAGTTTAGAAACCGATTTGGCATTTGAGAAGCTAGGGGCAAAGTTGCCTGATTGGGCAGAAAATATGTCTCCGCAAGAAGTGCAAGCTTACAAAAAAGCGGTCATAAATGTAGAGACAAATAAAGCTTTAAATGGGGCAAGTGGGTCTCTTGTGGATAGAAAACAACTAGCACAAAAATCAGTGCAAAACTTAAGTGACCTAAAAACACTGCTTGATAGCCTAAAAAGGGCGAAAGAAAAATATAGCTCTACAAACACTGGGTGGCTTGATACTG